CTGATGGTTACATCGCGAACCCCCGTCTTGTCACCGCAGTTGGAATGCTTGAGGGTCATACCATGACCTATCCCAAAAGCATGCTACACCCTCATGTTGAGACGCACCGCAAACAAATCAAGCAGTTCGTCGAAGAGCCAGGGGGCCCTATGCCACCTATGTATAGGCAGGTCAACAAGAATGCTAGAGATGCTTTCAGGCGATCCCTGTGGTTCGCCTTGATGCTACTAGGGCTTTCCGCTGTTGCCGGAGCTAATACATCGATCCAGGAATGGCATGCCGCCCGCACCCATCGCATCTACACCTACCCGGCCAGCCAATGGAACGGAGAGATTGTTGGTGCCGGAGTACTAACCAACCCACTTTGCCTCAACTACGGAATCATTTTCTCGACTGAGGACGCCGAACGTATCAAGAAACACAATGAACGGCTAGGATGTGGTGAGGGTTACTTGTTCACACAACACCGCCGCTACGCCGATCTCGTCATCGAGGAGGCGGAAACCCTACCAGACGATTCTGACGATGAGTCTGACGATGGGGCTACCAAGGTTGATCCTAACGAAATTCTTTGTTGGGATAGGGAAAGGATAGAGCGCCACTTTTTAGCTCTATCTGATTCTACCAACCCTGATTACATATACGGACATGCCTCACTTTGGCGCGCAACGTTTGAAAAGACTTGCGCCATAGAGAAGTACGGATACGTGGCTATGTTAACTCATAGCCATTATGTTCGTCTCCTAGTGGAAGCGCTTGGAGTTGAAAAGGTCTACTATGACAACATCAACGAAGGAATGGTGAAAGCCTGGTCGTGGGTGTTGTCCACTACCCAAAGTACTATTGACCACGTTGTTAATGGCGTGATTGGCGCGTTTAATCGCGTGATTAACGCCATAACGGGACACAGGCTTTGGGGTAACAAAGTCAAGGCGATTTTTGACGTGGTTTGTTTCATCTTCAACCACTGTATCATCTTGGCACAGGAGGCGTTCATATATGCACCACTAGGATTTATCACGAGGTGCATTTGGAAATTTTGCTGCACACCTAGTGTGGCTATGTTTTATCGCGAGTCCAAGAACTGGACACTCGCCGCTTGGCGAGGCCAGCTTCTACCTTATGCTCACGTGATTCTGATGCAAACTCTTTACTACCTTATGTCTAGGTTTAACCTCGGATACAAGACAGCAGTGCAGGTTTATAAGGGTCCGGTGGAAACGCAAAGTGCTACGGAAGGCGTCATAGCCGCTTTCCTAGCCATGTGCAACAAGTATGGGACCATCATAGTAGAGAAATCTATTGGTGGTTCGACGCACAAGGTGCCAATTGAGAAACCCACTGACGAGGAGGAGCTCAGGTCTCAAGTTACTTTCGTTACGAAAACTATGACCGGCGTCTCAGACGGCAAGCCCGTCGTTGAGTGGACAAAAGTTGGTTCTGGCGCCATTGTGGGGCCAGTACTACTTGGTAACGGTGATAAGGTCAACCTTTTGATCACCGTCAACCATGTGGCCTG